TCACAATTCAACGTAGCCATTACCTCTATCATCAAGGTATTTATCTGTCATTCTCATAGATTTGTGGCCAAGTATTTTCTTTGCAAACTCAGCACTTTTTTCTTCTTCATATAATCTTGCAGATAAACTTCTAATTTCATGAAATGTTGGTTTATTTTCCAAATACTCAGGTAGGGCTTCGATAAACTTACCTCTTAATGTTTTTGCTGTGGTATTGCCACAGATTTTATCTGAGTTCCTATTCATGAGATTTAAAACATCTTTAATAGAATAACCAATAGACTCAAGTCTTAATGAGAGTGGTATTGCTACTTTAGAACCTGTTTTTATTTGGGTGACATACAGCCTATCATTTTTTATATCATCCCACTTCATATTGATAATATCGCTAATGCGCTGAGCTGTAAGGGCCGCTAGTAGAAACATATGCCTATATTTGTCATTTGTGTGCTCCAAGGCGTATTTAAACTCTTCTAGCGATAACCTTGATCGCTGAACGCTTGTTTTTGGCGGCTTTGTCACGGAAACGGGATTTTCCTTTATCACACCATCCGCAATGGCTTCATTAAAAGCATCTAGCATAGTGGACCTTAGTAATTTTGCCATTGCCTTTTTAGGGTACTCTGAAATAAATGTGGCTACATCTCTTGGTGTTACATTCTCAATTGGACAGTCATTAAAGTGTAATTTGATTAACTTTATTCTTGATTCGTAATCGTAGAGCGTCTTCTCTTTTAACCCCCTGCTGTTTACCTTCCCCCTATAAGTATCAAGCCACTCATGCAATGTTACACAGTGAACATTATTAATTCTGTCAACTAATGGCTCTTTAGGTTTATAAATAGCTAAATTGGCTTGTATGGCTTCGGTTATTGCCAATGATTTGTTTGAGCCAACAGAAAATTCCTTTTTAGTTCTTACATCCCTGTAATAGTAAATCCCTTTACGCAAATACAAGTTAGGCGGTAGCCCCTTGTTCTTTGCACTTCTGCTTCTGCCCATTAATTTTCTCCATTAAATATTGCGGTTCCCTTACCATTTTGTCATTTGTTAGAATTGTCCACGGCTCTAACTCATATTCTCTACCAACCTTTTCTGGAGCAGGGTATAACCTACCTTCCTTTATATAGCGAGATAATTGCCGTGGACTTCTAGGTTTGGCGAAATATTTATTATTCCATTCTGATAATGTTATCCGCTTCATTTATTGTTTCTCCTATTTACTTTTTTTATTCCTTTTATATTAATTGAATACTTTCTTCCGCTTTGTCGCCATATACATCTCTATCACCGTATTTCTCTCGAGCAAATAATTCGATGCGAGGAACATCTCCGTATAATTCTTCTAAACGATGATGTACCTCTTTGAGCTTTTAGCTGTGTTCATCTAAGCACAAATAAATAACTTGTCGAACACTTGCAGATTGACGAGGTAATCCATTTCCTCTTGTGGCTATTAAACACATTTCGATATTTTGACGAGTATAATTACCACAATTAATTTTCGTCTCATTATTTAATATTTCCATGAAATCGAAAAAGTCCTCTGGCTGTTTTTTATTTATTCTATCTCCTGCATTTTTATTTAATTTAACCCATGCGAACCCAAACATATTCTTAACTTTAAAATCCCAAGCTTCAGCTAACCTGATAGCCTCGAGTACAAAATTGCCTGTATACCACATGGCAAGAACTGCGTTATCAGATGCAATAGAATGAATAGAGATATGGGTTAAATTGAAGAGGGAGGTTGTTGGATAATGATTTTTAGCAGTACCGTTTGAAACTTTATTTTTGTAATCCCACGGAAGATCACAATAGATAAGGTCGTATTTTTTCATTTAACCTCCTTAAGAAAAGAGATCCAGTGCGTCTTATCATTTTTCCCTACACGCTGTACTGCTGTTGGTTTTTGGTCTGTTAGTGTTAAAATTTGTTTAACAGGTATTTGGGTTTCATTCCATTTGAACGGCAATGTTCCTCCAGGCCTAAGCACTCTAAATGCTTCACTAAACCCTTTACTTAAATCTTCTCTCTATGAGTCTTTATTTAACGAACCGTATTTTTTAAACATCCAACTATTTTTACCAACTCTCATTAAATGAGGAGGGTCAAATAGCACTTAATAAAATGAATTATTTTGGAAAGGAAGATTTTTAAAATCAGAAATAATATCTGGTGTTATATTTAAAATTCTTCCATCACATAAAATATGTTCTTCGACTCTAATGTCATTAAATAAAACGTGGTCATCTTGTTTATCAAAATAAAACATGCGAGAGCCACAACACATATCAAGTATTGACTTCATTGTATCCTCTGAATTTTAGGTATAAAAAACCCTGCTAGTGCAGGGAATTATTTATTTAATATATTATTTGATTTTCTTTTTGCCCTTTTTGATACTTTTCCATTGTAATGAAATAACAAAATGAAAATTATAAAAGAAACTATAGATATGTACTCATTGAAATACGCTATAAGAAAAATCATTCCGAAAAAAGGAGATAGAAATGATATTAATTTAATAATAGCAAAAAATCTGTATTGAAATATTATTAGAATTTCAGTCTTATCGATCTCATCGCTAGCCGATATAAATAACTGGAATAGTGAAAATGAGTTTACTGAAAGAGAAATTGCAAAAAAAAACATAGATATAATTATTTCTACATGTGATGCCAAACTAACAGCAGCTGTATTAACACTAAGTAATCCTATAAAAAAAGTAGCAGAAATTAGCGAGAGAGATGCTGATGATATAAAGTAAAAATTATACTTATTCCTTCTATGTAATTCATCTGATAGCATATGTATGTCATACTTACCATATGATGTGTGTGAGAATAGTTTACGATAAGCTCTTTTTTGTCTTTTTTTCATAATCCAATTGATATTTTTATTTGCCGTGTTCAAGACTTTACTTCTTTATGTATTTAAACTCAATCACCCATACCCACGGGTTAGATGACCAACTTCCATCTCCATATATTTCTTCCTATAAAGTAGGAAATTGATCGCTAGGTGTAATAGCCTTATCGGGAACTCCACCTCCACGCCCATACCAATAACCTTCAGATTTAGCATCATCGTTACTGATATCATTCAGTCGCTCAACACGAATGTTGGTGATTTCTAACGTAATGCGCGAATATTTACGAGGCATGTGTATAGATGGCGTCCACTTAATTTCTTCATACCATCCTTCTTCTAAATCAGATGGTTTATGTGTAGCTTTATATGCAATTGTTGATTCAGTGCATACTCCAGCTTTAAATGCCTCACGAACATAAAGGCGATCACCAATTTTACCTAGGGGGCACAAATTATGTTTTGTAGCATCCAATATATGTGTAGTTGTGCCACTTCTTGTTTTGGTCGGTTTCTTTAGCCATATTCCATTATCAGGTATTACATTTTTAACGATGCGACGAGTTTGAGTTTTACGCCCATCTAAAATAGCGCGCACCATTTCTGCATTAAAAATAATTCCATGCTCTTTCATATTCACTCCTCTTCATTGCATCCCTGCGAGTTAAATTAAGCTGTCCGTAGCTTTTCAATTTCTGGATATAACTCACGAGTTATTTTTAACGCCCGCTCGGTGCTTACTGCGCCTTCCATTTGTTTATTAAACCAAGCGTTAATATCTCCAGTATTGCTTTTCATCTCTTCGTAAAACTCTGAGTCAATCCACTGGAATATGCTTTGCGCCCACAAGTGAGCCTCTTTGGAATTATTTTCTGAAAGGTAATGCTCAATCACTAAAAGTAATAAATTTAGTCTGTGTAACTCCCACTCATATACGTGACCTCTAGCTACTTCTTGTTGAAGTGCGTTAATCTCTTCTTTGAGTTTATCTGTCATATCTATCTCCTGTTTGCATCCTTGCACTGAGTCCTAATTCCAATTAGAGATTTCTTCTTCGATTAAGTCATCTATTTCGTCGTTAGTAGCTTCTTCGTTGAGAAACAAACGTGCTTCGGTAATGTACTTCTCTCGGTTTTCGTCAAAGAACTTTGAAAATTCAGGTGACCATCCATGGCGTTTACCATCAAAATCAACGTGAGCATTACCCTCTGCCATGTTTAGAATCATCATGTCAGCAGTAATAACGCCACATTCACGACAAAATCCTTTCAAGTCGCGTTTTCTGAAATAAGGTGAAACCTTAGAATCACAAACACTCTTGAATCGTTGCTTCCATCTCTGAATGCAACGACCGTGTAAACTTTTCATGGTTATATCCTTTGGTTAAACGGGTAGGGTAGTTAGGCTCTTTGGCTAACTTCTTCGAACTCGCCTTCAAATACTGAGGCGTTTTCCTGATCGACATTAGCCTCTGCTTTTTCATCAAGAATTACCGCCTTCTGCATTTCGATAGAAACAGGCAGGTATTTAAAAAGACGACGGATAACGGTTTTCTTCGCCATTTCTTCCCAGTGAGAAACCCAAGGCCCATTTTGACCAGCCTTGCTTGATGCTCTGACTTTCTCAATTTGGTTATGCGTCATAACTTCAAACTGGACACCGCCATCTTTCAGCCTTGCGACAGCGTAAACGTGTGTAATTGGTGAGTCCTCATTTTCACCCGGCACGTGCGTTAAGTTTTCATTCAGTCCATACTCAAAGTGGAAACTATCGCCTTGCCTTACCGTTCTGGCTGAAATGCTGATTATTTGATTTGAGCGACGGGCTAGATCAATCATTCCTCGATAACCAATAATTAACTGCACATTTGATTGTCCTGACTTGGATTTTCCATTTCCAAACGGGAGCAGGTATGCATGACCAAGTGCGTTACCCGGCTCCAATCCCAATTGTGAACACTGCACAACAGCTCCGATAAAACTTTGCATATCACAGTTGGCTAATTCTGGTGTTTTTCTGATTTCCGTTGACACTATTCGGATCATTCTATCCGGCGTCATATGACGAGGAAGGGCGGCTGCTAGCTGAGCTTTCATACTTGGTTTATTGATACACTCAACCAACAACTGATCTTTGGTTTTTTCTTTTACCTTTGTACCTTGTGTTTTTTGCAAGTCAGCTTGAGCTAATGGTGGGTTACTCATCCCTTAATTCCTTAGCCCAGTAGGGCAGTGATAATGTGCGTATGCCTGCCCATTCGTCCGTTTTTAGGCATTCTGCATACGTTCTTAAATTTTGTTTGTAGGTTGTCCGACCAATATCTTTTGCTTGTTGGTCTAAATTGAAAACTCTAACGGGGTATCTACCGCAGTCGATAGTCGTGCTTACAACAAGAAAGACAAAGACAGGAGCTTCGCCTGTTAATGATTTATATCCATCTGAATAAAAAGAGTCCTGTACGTGGTAACGATATTCGTACATGGAGCGATCGAATCGCTGAATATCGGCAGAGCTTTTTACATCAATAATCCAGTGGTGCTCTTGAATGAGTTTATCTGGCCTGCAACGACAAAGAATATCCGTATCTTCATCATTCCAATAAATGCTACTTTCAGCTACTCCGTTAGCTTCTAAGCACCATCTTGCGATAGGGTGCGCCATTGCACTATTTCTCATGAGCATTAACTTCCTGTTATCGTCATGAGTAATAGGTGTGATACCTTCCTTTTCACACATTTCGAGAAATTCCTTTTCCTCTTGCTTCCCTGCGTTTGTTCTACGATTTACATCAGGGCCTATCTTGTATCGCTTACTGTATTCATCGGGTTCTAACAAAAGACAATGGATAGCAGTCCCGAAATCCAATGCCTTTATTTTTTCTTCATCAACAGGAGCTTCCTTGCTCCAAATATATTCGGCTGGCATTTCGCTTATTAAATCCAACTGAGATTTACTGATCCCTAATCCATGGTGATAGTCCTCATTTGAAATGTCGTAATAGATACCGGGCTTCATCCTAAAACCTCTTTATCTATCCCGATCTGAATAGCTGTTCTAATTCCGGCTAAAACCGCATCCAGTGCTTGGGGACTAATTTCAAATACAGGATTTAACTTCCTTGCTAAATCCATGCACAGTAGTTCTTCTGGTAGGCTATCCATAACCTCATCAACTGATATTTTCTCTTCCTGAGAATTAACAAACGCTTCTCGTTCCATTTGGCGTTCGCACCAGTCGTTTCTGAGTCCGTAGGTGTTGGTAATCACGCAACCCTCCTTAGCTTAGAAACTCGCAATATCCTGTTAATAAAGACTTCCTTGCCTATCGCATTGATAATCCTTTCAAGCGATTCATCGTCACAATCGAGTACATATTCCATTGCCTCAGCTGAGTCTATTTCCGTCAATTTAGCCAACTCAGTGAAACTTCCTGTCTCAATACTGAGTTTGCTACTTTCGTCAAATTCCATGACTGTTTTGCCGTCTACTACCCGAGTTCCGTTCGAGTAGCTGTATGAAATTTGCATAATCACCTCAACTTACAAATGTCGGTATTACGCCAACGGTTGTTACAATGACCACAGCTAAACTGAATAACCATGGGCTTGTACGTTTATTTTTACGTGCTTGAGGCGTAGTGATACGCACCACCATGCCGTCACGCATAGCGCTGTAATAGTTAGTTTTCATGGTGACCCCGTTAGATGAGAGATAAGGCGGTTATCTGGTGTTGGCGAAGTGAAGGTGTATTAATTTATTTTTAATGATTTGAATTTTATTAGTGTGTTTTTTTATTGAGTAATGTATTTATAATCGCTTTTTCAAATGATGATTTAATTGAATTTTCTCCAACTAAATTATCTGAGAAGTTATTTAGTAATAATTCTAATTCTGGAGTTTCTTCATGAACGTATATTTTTGTTTTTACTTCAACATGTGGTGATTTAATTCCATGTTCTAAAGTTAATTTTACGTTAATAACGACACTGGTTTTTTGTTTCATCATTTTTATTTCCTTTTAATGAATATAATTAATTACGAAATGTCTTGTTTATATATCTAAATATAGGGTGGGTTACTGCTGAACGAGGGATGTCATACTCCCTCCGTTATTAACTAAACACGATGCTAATTATCAAGCTTGAGTTTTTGAATTAAGTTACTCACTGTGGTATCTACTGCTTCCTGATCGATGGTGTCGAATAGCTTGTTGCGTGCTTCTTCCGCTTTATTACAGCCTTCCTCATCATCGTCGTCGTAATCTATCCATAATCCAAAATCGACCTCGAAAAGTTTCTCTGGCCAGCAATATTGCATCCCGATTTTTGACTCATCGGCGTTATGAGCTTTCTTGATTAGAATCTGACGCCCGTGTGACTCAAACTCCTTAAACCATATTTCCATCTCTATCTCCTATCTATTAATCAACTCACCACAGCCCGCAGAATGGACTGTAATTAGTTAACTGTGCCTGCTTTTAACCACATCAGGCGAGGTGGTTCTTACATTCCCCAACATAAGAAATCTGTGTATAATTCAATCACCCCAACATAATTAAAAGGATTGAATTAATGAGTAATAGAGTTATCTCTGATGACAACCCTGTTAAACGAGTTGCTTTTGATATGGCGCTAGCTTTAGCTGCTAAACAGGATTCTATTAAAACCCCTGAGCAACTTATGGCTGAAATTGAATCGCTTTACCCTGAGTGTTTAGAGGTTGCTGAGAAGCAATACAAAAAAGAGACTCCACCTCCGATGGGGGTTTTGCTAAAAAGTACAATCTAAGACTTTAATTTCTCTATCTTTATGTGATGCATTTTTAAAAACTCTTCTAGCGGAACTAATTCCATAATGGTTGTTCCGCAATTTAGAGTTAATTTAGTGATTGGTTTCCCATCTGACCAGGTATCTTCCTTTATTGAAGAAATACTTTCTGTCTTAAAGAAAATTCTTGTTCCATCGTTTCTTAGATATTCATACATTTTTAAGTTAATCATGTTTAATCCTATCTCGCCGTAACCCCGAACTTACTGCTCGGCTGTTTTGTTTTAACTCCTGAATATACTGCTACATTAGGTAAGCAGCAGTTATCTACCGATGGTTTGAATTTAGGTTCAATATTTCTAGTAACTGGTATGTGACTTAATGACAGTGTTTTTTCTACTGATGTAAGTCTTTTCTCTTGAGGGAATACTGATTCTAATTTCAATTCAATATTCTTTTTTGCAATAGCTTCTGCTTTCCGTCTGGCGTGACGTCTATTTGCAGATGCTCCACGTAAAAACTCAGGCTTGCGTGACTTTTTAACTGTAATAGTTGCCATATATCCTCCAAACAGTTGGCTTTAGTGAGCGCAAGGATCGAAACCCTATATTATTTCTGCTTATACATGGAATAGTCCCCATGTCGGGGCGGGACTCTCTGGTGTGAGTGAACACCCTGCGCTCATTAAAACCTTCTGAGAAGGTTGACGCTTTATCAGCGCCACCGTTCTGATAGCTAATACACAGCTCGCCATCATCGTTGTTAAAGAACATCAACGTGCTGTGTTCCGTTGATGTGATTAAATGTATACGATAAGTAGACGCATGTAAATACTAAATGTAGACATTTTTACAATAAATGAGTCAACTATCTGTATTTTCAGATAATTTATTTTCAAAAAAATCTCAGATTGGAATGCAGATCACTTCTTTGGAGGGGATAGGGCACAAAAAAGCCCTCGTGGAGAGGGCTTTTTATTGTATTTGTATATAGAAAACCCTCGGCTATGCAAGGGGATATTTATTTTATTTTTTTACAGATAATAATGCCTATGACTTTCATGAAGTTTTTCTTTTACTTCTCGGTTTTCGGCTTTCTTCAGTTCCTGATTCATTTCCTTGTTCTGAGTGCTCACTATTTTCACCAGATCTATCTCCGGTTGGTTCGCTCTCGACAGCGTCTGATTCAATGTCATTATTTCTGTTGTCATTTTCTTGATTCTCGGTTTTTGGTGTTTCGTCAGCAGTTCTTTTTAGAAAACTTTCAAAATCTGATACGAAAGGTGTGCCACCAATTATATTTGGGTCTTTTATGATCCATTGGCTAATCATATTATAAACATTGGCTGACAATCCATCAGGACAGTTTACATTATTGAAAAGATCTTTGGCCTCACTTCTATCTATTACAAATCCATGTGATGGATAGTTAACTATTAATTTAGTTAGTGATCCTTCTTTTAGGTTATTAGATTTTTTTGTTAATCGCTCACCGTAAGATAATGCAATTCCCATAGCTCTTTGATGTTCACCAATTTTATGTGGATCAATTTGGCTAGCTATTGGCTGGTATAAATTACTAACTAATTCTGATGCTATGTCTGCTGATAGTCTAGTGCTAATTCCTCTGCCATATTTTATATCAGTGAGATATTGCCTAAAGGCCGATAAAGTGCGTGATTCTAATTGATCTACAGCTTTAAAGATATCAAGAGTTGAGCTAGACTCTCCCATTTCATCAGCTTTTCTTAGCTGTATATCAAGAGGTCCTAATTCACCTCGGTCACCAATAATTAGGTTATCAGCAGAAATAACAGCTAATGTTCCTGCGCTCTTACATAAGCTTGGCACAAGAACTGATACATTTCCAGTATAATAATGTTGCAGAGCTCTACCAATTCTATATCCTGCATCAGGATCGCCGCCATAAGTAGAAATACATAAAATTACATGTTCACGCTTTTTATTGGCAGTTATTCTATTTTCAATTTCTGTTGATAATTTGTTGTATCCAGCCCTTGTTATGTCCCCTATGTACACATAAACATCAGTATCATCAATAGTATCATGGACACCAGTATCTTTTTCCATATTATATTCCTTTGTGTATAAACCAGATCCCATTTGGCGTGTAGAAAAATAAATATAACTAATACCTTATTGTATTAAAACGTGTCGTCAGGCCATTGTGACTTGATTACCTTACCTATGATTGTGCAGTTCCCGTTAATAGGGATCAGGTCATAGCGTGGGTTTAACGGCTCTAAATATGATATTCCACCTTCTCTAATAAATCGCTTGAATGTGAACTCATCATTCAGCAAGCGAGCGACACAGAAATCTCCAAACTCCACCTCTTCATCAGGATCAACCAAGATAAGCATTCCTTCAGGAAAGCTTGGTTTCCCTCCTGGTGGTGCTGTCATTGATTGGCCTTCAACCTCTAACCAAAAAGCGCGCTCACTGGCTTTCTTAGCTGTCGGTATCCACGACACAGCATCTTTCTGAGTATATGAGTTAAATTCTGTTGAGAAAGCACCAGCCTGTACTTTTGTGAATAGAGGGTACTGGTAAATTGGTGGTTGATGATTAATATCTTCTTTTTCGATGCTAATCGAACCATCTGAATTAATAACTGCATTATTCACGCCAACAAACGCCAGTATTCCCGCTATATCATGCAGGGATGGCTCTCTTTTGCCGGTCATCCAATGACCAACTGCACCTTTCGAAACCGAAAAGCGCTCAGCTAAATCATCATAAGTAATGCCTTTTTCCTTCATTAAGGATTTGGCTAGTTCGTACCATTTCATTTTCATACCAGCATTATACGTTATGTATACAAACATGTGGACACACAAAATGTATACTTTCATGTTGAGTTATAAGATACTTTATGTATACTAACATCATTGTAATAAGGAGGTTCTGATGAACAACATAAGTCGCTATAGAAAAAAATTGGGAATCACCCAAAACGACTTAGCAAAAGAGCTTGGATGTACAAAAGGAAATGTCAGTCATTATGAAAACGGTAGACGTAAGGCTGACTTAGATGTTTGTAGAAAGCTCGTTGATTTCTTTAATAAAAAAGGTGTGAAAGTCACAATTGATGACTTGTTTCCACCTAAAGTTGCTTGATTTCACCACGTTCTTTAACAATCGCAGGGTTCTTGACTGCTACGGAGTCGCTGATAAAGCGACAACTCTTCCCTCAATATCAACTCATACGGAATGAGCCACGGATCATTATTGTCCCTTAGTTAACTCATAAGGACTTTAAACAATGGAATGCGCAAATACACGCAAACAATTCAATCAATTTATCTCTAATCACCTAATAGCGTCAGCATTACAAGCATTGAGAAATAAAACTCAGTCTGCCGTGGCTAGAACGTTAGGTGTTCATGATTCAACAATCCTACGTCGAACTGAAAAATATCCTGAAATATGCGAAACGCTTGTCGCATCGGGAATTATTGATTTTGTGATGGAAGGAGAACGAAAAATCTCAGAAGAAGAGTACCGATTTTTGTGGAAACAAATGGGTGAACTTTCTCAAATGAAAATAAAAGAAAACGCCTCGATTGCGGCAACAAACGAGGCGTGTTGTTCAATGGAATTCACCATTTAACGTACAAATACACTGTATCAATAACCAGTATTAAAGGGAAGCTGATTTTGAGCTTTCTTTTTGCTGATACAGCTTAGGAATGGAGAAATTATACCATGAGACAAAGAATAAATCATGAATTTAATGGCTATGATGAGCATAAAAACATCATGGAAAATAGGTTGTTACAAGAAATAACCCCACTGGGTTGTCAGCGTTTAAAGGAAGCGCTGAAAGACGCAAAATTAAGGAAAGCACATCGGGATAAGTTATTAGGAGAGCGAAAATGAGTATGCTTCTAATGGCAAAAGCCATGCAATTACAGGTGGGGAGTACAGCACAAAAAATGGTGCTACTGAAACTTGCCGATAATGCCAATGATAAAGGTGAGTGCTTTCCTTCTTATGAGACTATTGCACGTCATTGCGAAATTAGCCGTCAAAGTGCGATAAACCACATTAAAAGTTTATGTAAAAAAGGGTTTGTTCGTAAAGTTACGCGAAAAACAGATAAGGAGCATACTTCCAATTTATATATTCTGGATTTGGAGGCTAAATCTCTTGATGACGGTAGTCAAAATACAGTACCCCCTAGTCAAAATTCTGTACCAGAGGTAGTCAAAGAATTTGACCACGGTAGTCAAACGGTTGGACTAGGGGGTAGTCAAAAATTTTTACCCAGAACCAGTCAGTCTTTTAACCAGTCAATTAACCTTAAAAAACTATCGTCTGACGACTCGAAACCTGCAAAGCAGATTTCGGTTAATCGACAAACTAAAATTCCTTATCAGGAAATCATGCAAGCCTTCAACGAATCGGCAGGGGATAGATTACCCAATGCCGAATCACTGAATGACAAACGCAAAAGAGCAATATCCAAATTCCTGAAAGAGCTCAAAGAGCCTACAGTCGAATCAGCTAAAAATTATTTTGATTATTTTATGGAAACAGCGAGTGCTTGGTATTTCGGCGAAAATAATCGGGGTTGGCGAGCGAATTTTGATTATTTACTCAGACCAGAAACGGTACTCAAAACAAGGGAGGGAGCACTGTGATGAACCAAGTTCCGAATAATTTAATGGCGGAACAAAATGTCATTGGAGGACTCCTGCTCGACCCGCAAAGTGATAATGCGCAATCAATTTTTTCACTGCTAAAACCTGAAGATTTTTATACCCGACACCATCAAATTATCTATCTCACTCTGCGAGAAATGTATACCCAACGTATGCCAATAGACATCATGACGGTGACGGATTATCTGGAGTCAAAAGGGCGAATTAATCAATCAGGTGGTTTTGCCTATCTTGCTGAGATGGCAAGAGAAACACCGAGTATTGCTAACATTATGGCTTATGCGAAAAAAATCCGAGAGTGTTCCGCACAGCGTTTTGTTATCGAAAAGACGGTTGAAATTCAAAAACTCATGATGGTGCCAAGTGAGTTAAGTTTTACGGATAAAATTGAACAAGCACAACGCTTGCTTGATGAAGCCACTTCGTTTGGAAAAATGGGAAAAAAAACAGGGTTGCGCCGAATTGATGATGTGTTGGATGATGTTTTTACCGACATTTGTGACCGACAAGATAACCCAGAGAAACATCGAGGATTAAAAACGGGATTTAAAGATTTTGACCGCCTATTAAGCCCAAAACAGATTGTCATCGGTTCACTGTTCGTGATTGGTGCTCGTCCAAAGATGGGGAAAACAACCGTTCTCACTGAAATGGCAAAGAATGTTTCACAACAAGGTAAGCCTGTATTGCTGTTCAGCATGGAGATGACAGATAAACAGCTTGTTGAACGGACACTAGCCCAACAAACCCAGATTAATTCAGATAAATTTTACCAAAAGTTAGAGGAGCATGAATGGGATAGGCTTTGCAGTGCCATCGGTCGCCTTAAAGATGAGCCCAATATTTGGGTGGATGATACACCCGGCATGTCCTTACAACACATTCGTTCTGAAAGTCGGAGAATTAAGCGCAAAGTCGGTGATATTGGGTTTATTGGTGTCGATTACCTCACTCTGATGCAAGCGGGAAAAGCTGACCGTAATGATATTGCCTATGGTGAAATCACTAAGGGGCTAAAAATATTGGCAAAAGAGCTCAATACGGTGGTTGTGTTGCTTGTACAACTGAATCGGGGATTAGAAAACAGGGCTGACAAACGTCCCGTACCAAGTGATTCAAGAGACACAGGACAAATCGAGCAAGATTGTGATTATTGGTTAGGCATTTATCGTGATGCGGTGTACCACGATAATGCGGATGAAACGCTGACCGAGATGATTTTAAGGCTCAATCGACACGGTAAAACAGGCACCGTGTATGTTGATCAACAAGGATTGAGTATTACACCGGTTGATCAATATATGGCTGCTTATCGCGCTCAACCGAAACGAGAGCCTAAAAGGTATTGTGAAAAATCGTTTTAACTCATGAAAGTAAAAAGGAGACCTCGTGACAGATGATATCTGTCTCCATAAATCCAATCTCAACAGTATTTTCAAAGTGCTCTCCGAAATCGTGACAACAGGTAAACGCTATCGCATCAAAATCACCGAGTGGCGTGATTTAAGAACCATACCCATGAATAAAACATGGCGTATGTGGATGGAAACCACAGGCGAGTGGTTACGTGCACGTGGCGTTGTTATCGATATTAAAAATGGTGTCGGTGAAATCGTTTTATCAAAGCCCATTACTAATGAGGAAACGCATGAATATTTCGTTGGACACTGGTTAGGGCGCAATGAAAACGGTGAGCGTGAAGAAACCAGCAAGATGGATAAAGCAAGGATGCTTTACATGATGGAGAAACATGAACAATGGTGCATTGAGAAGGGAATTCCGATCATCATTCCTCGTAACTCTGAATATATGAGTTTGAAAAGAAAGCAAGAAGAATAGGAAATAGTGATGATTATTTCAGTTAATAATATGATCGTTTTTATTTTAGAGTGATAAAAAATAGTAATCAGGAGGCTCATGATGAATTTACGCAATGAGGCAAAAGGGCGTGAATGTCAGATTAGAATACCTTCAGTTTGTAATGGTAACTCTGAAACGGTTGTTTTAGCCCATTACAGAATGTCAGGTCTTTGTGGCGTCGGAATAAAATCGCATGACTTATTTGGCGCTTGGGCTTGTAGTGCATGTCACGATGAAGTTGATAGACGAACACGATTTACGGATATGGAGTATGCAAAACAATGTCACCTAGAAGGTGTTTTGAGAACGCAAGCCATATTGATCCAAGAAGGGAAGTTGAACGTGTGAAGGTCTTTAATATCGAACCAGTACCTAAACCAAGGATGACTCAGGCTGATAAATGGAAAAAACGTCCCCCAGTTTTAAAGTATTTTGCGTTTAAGGACGAAGTAAAGTTAAACAAAATCACCCTACCTGAATCACATTACCACATTACATTCATTCTACCCATGCCGAAGAGTTGGAGTAAAACTAAACGCTCCGAAATGAACGGTAAACCCCATCAACAAAAACCGGATAAAGATAATCTCGAAAAAGCATTACTTGATGCTATTTTTGACGATGATTCACGTGTATGGGATGGGCGGGTAACAAAAGTGTGGGGTGAAAGGGGGCAGATAATTATCCAAGAGGTGCGATAGTGAATATTGAGTGGATACGCGAGCGAGTAAGTACAGCGTTGATGAATGTTTGTATTATAGAAAATGGACTGTTAGGTGCCATGGAGGAACAAGCAATACTTGTAACCGATAGGTTTAAAAGAAACCCAATACGCTATGCGGGTGAAAGAAAGTCTCGATACAGACTCCCCTCACATCCACTCAAAGTTAAGCAAAAACATGCCAAAGGAAAATCAAAACCATTAATTAATGAAGTTACTTATCGCACTTCATCATGGCGTAGAGGTATTCATCAATTGCCTAACGAAATGCGCTTATGGTTACTCTATTGCTATGGTGGTTATCAATATTATCGTGAGCAAATACTCATTGTTCCTTATATTTGGCATGAGTTTCAGCGATTAAATAGTAAAAAAAGGATAACGGAAAAAGTTAAGCAACGACTTCAATCTCTTACCTTACTAGCCATTCAGGCGGTAAAAGCAGAAATTAATCAAACAGCAAAAAAATATACGGATGTTAAGCTCGCTGAATTGTTGGGCGTCAGTGCTGATGCTTGGCGAAAGAGCTATAAGCTGTATTGGATTTGTTTATTAGATTGTTGCTATCAATTAGATAGAGATTCGCTATTCAAAATTAGCGCTTTAAGCTGATTAAAAAAGTTGCAAAACTCCGTTTTTTTCTATAAATTAAATGCAATATTTATATAATAGTATAAGTGTAAGTATTTCAAACCTCGTTTCGGCGGAGTTTTTTGTTATCTACAATTCCATGTTGGTCAAAGATAAAAAATTTAGGATTTAAGGCTTGAAAAATACTTGCTCGTTCATATTTATATTTTGGGCAAATAAGATACCGCCCATAATTCACTAAATACTGAAGGAGGAGTTATATGCCTAACATTAAGCCTTTTTCATTATTCCCAACATTATCTGATAACTTACTTTCAAACCGTTTTGATCAGATAGATCGCTTGTTTAGTCAGTTAACAGGCAGTAAGCCAATTGCATCACCTGTACAGACTTATAACCTGAAACAGATTGATGATAACCATTATGAATTGACAGTGAGTGTGCCTGGATATCAAGAAGATGACTTATCGGTTTCATTAAAAGGTAGTCGTTTATTGATTGAAGGGAAAAAAGAAGAAAAATCAGAAGAAGATAATGATAAATGGATACACCGAGGCATATCCCAAGGGCAATTTACATTGCAGTTTGACCTCGGTAAAAATGTCAAAATAGAAAAAGCCGATTTATCAAGTGGACTTCTGACCATTGCTATTGAGTATGAGTTACCTGAAGAAGAAAAACGGCAAACAATAGCGATAGAAAATAAAGATAAAAAATAATTGAGTTAGATAACGTGAATAAGATTAAGGCTACGCATTATGTGTAGCCTTAATTGTTTGTTTTCAACACAAAATAAAAAAATGCCGATACGCTAGGAGTCATATCGGCATATAAAATAAACGCAAGAAGCAATGTAAGTCATGTCGTACTAATTCGTATCAAACTTGTCAATTTGATGTTGGTGTAATGATAATTGTTCTCATTAATATATTCAACCCTAAATTAAATAAGGTTACTTTGTAGTCTTTTCGTCTACGCCGACCACAGAATCAACACCCACTTATACTGTTCATACAAGAGCTGTGAGTCGGCATCTTTTAATAGGGCTTCATTTTTAATAGTACACACAAGTGCTTTTATTGCTAAAATAAAGTTTGCTATCTGAATTTTTCTATGGCTTAATAGCGTCACTGGTTTGGAAGTACAGGCCTATTTATGTTAGTCAGTTTAAAGTTGTTCACCGTTTAGCGTTATCCACGATACCACTTCATTGCGAATTTCTTCTAATTAATTCCCATAAGTAAAAATAAAAAACAAACCCTTATATGCCTTATGGCAAATTAAATAAATTAAAGGAAATTCTATGTCTAATACAATGACTGGTTCAGTAAAATGGTTTAACGATGATAAAGGTTTTGGTTTCATCACTCCTAAAGATGGAAGTAAAGATGTATTTGTACATTACTCTGCAATTCAGAGTGATGACTTCAAATCTCTGATGGAAGGCCAAGAAGTTTCATTTACCATGGAAAATGGTATGAAAGGCCCAGCAGCAGGCAACGTGGTGGCTCTCTAAAGGCGCTATTACAATTCGCCTCTATTTTAAATGCCCTTGTTGTAGCAGTTCACAATATAGAACATCACAATTTGATGTCACAGTGAACAATCCACACGGCGCAAAATGTATTTTTTGTAAGACTGTGATGGCTGCTCAAATGAGCTAAGCGTTAAATAGTTGAATATATAGAACCTCGTTTTTACGGGGTTTTTTTGGTACTTAAATTTAAAAATGATCCCTTTATATTTTAAAACGTACATATTCATTAGTGTGTGGTAAACTTAGGAAAGTAAACATACCTCATTGCTATCAACAGCAAACCTTGCATTTGCAAGTTTTTATCGAAAATAGATGCGGTATCTAAAGGAATGATTTCCTAAGGAGATGCCTATGAATTGGCCTGCGCTATTACATCTAATCCCCGCTTTTTTGCGGAATGTAATTATTATTGCTTTATTGCTCTTAGTTGCATTTATGATAGTTCGTTGGTTCAGGTAAATTCATTCCGCCATTAGCTTAACTGGGAGAGTATTTAGTTTTATTTAAACTAAAAGTCGAGGTTCGATACCTTGATGGCGGCCTAATTAAATATAAAGCTTCTCATCTATTTTTTATTTTAATCTATAGAAAACTTGATATTAGGAGCATAAACTCTTAGGGGTTATTATGACAGGACTAAATCAAACAAAAGTAATTAGTCGAGTTTTACAATGGATTAGTAGTGTTGGCCTGATATTGCTTGCAATTATTTTAATAATTTTTTTAGTTAAAGAAACTATTATCCTTGCTAATTTATTGTTTACAGTTAGTGATCCAGTTTCAATTTATTTATTAGTTGATGGACTTATCATTTACTTTCTTTATTTTGAGTTTATTGCCTTAATTATTAAATACTTTCAATCAAATTATCACTTTCCACTACAATATTTTATTTACATCGCTATCACAGCTGTAATCAGACTTATTGTTGTTGAACATAAAAATCCGCAATTACTTATCGTATATTCAGGAACAATCCTTATTCTAGTTATTGCATTGTATATTGCTAATGCAGAAAGATTGAAGCCAGAATAAGCTAAAGCATCTCATTTAAAAGGTCGCCATGTGCGGCCTTTTTATATGCGTAGATCATAGTATCAATCTCAAACTCATACTAAAGATTTTACACAATAACTGTGAATCGGCACCTTATTAACTAAAATAAATAGGTAAATGTTATGTCAAAAGAGATAAACGAATTACAGTTTAGTCTTCACTATGCCTCAGAAACAGACAGCGAAATGAATATCTCAACCATTTTAACTGCCAATATTCATACGGCTGATGGTGACACTCAACAATTGACACAATTAATTTGCACAACGTCTCCCGCAGGTAAAAAGCAATATCGAATTGGCTTGCAAAAAATTAGTGATGCAGGAGATCCATCGCTGGTGGCGATTGAATCTTATTGGCGTAAAAACACACAAGAGAGTTGTGTTTATTTTTTAGATAAAGCAAAACAGTTTATTCAAGGACATTTACAGCAGACGAATGCATGGATATCTATGTATGGTCTTGTCATTGTTTCTGAGGCGTCACTTGAAGAGCAATTGCCTGAAGGTTTATTAAAGGCACTTAAAGTATTAATACCCGCCTAATTTTTTATCGTTTCACTTTTAACTCTCTCACACTCATCATCAACGGACACTCCTCTGGGGGTGACTATGCGCATGGAAAAATTAACCAATGTAACTTATGGAACCGCAGGCTTAACGGCCTTTTTTGCCAGTCTTTCGTTATATGAATGGGGATTTGTTATCGGGATGGCGTTCAGCATGGTTCTCGGTTTAGCCACTTACTTTATGACTCGTCGAGAACAACGAAAACGCACTCAATTATTTGAAGAGCTTGTTCGACATGTTGAAAAACCCAACTGAAACCCTAAAAAGGCTTGCTGAATTAATGGTGAAAGCGCCAAAGGATATTTAATGTCTCTCAAACAGAAAATAGCGGCGGTAACAACAGCAGGAGCCACAGCAATTGCGTTAGTAGTAATAGCCCATTTTGAAGGTGTACGTTATGAACCTTATCGTGATGTGGCGGGTGTTCTAACAGTTTGTTATGGACATACAGGCAAAGACATTATTCAAGGCAAGAGATACACACAACAAGAATGTGATGCGTTATTACAAATCGATTTTATTAAGACACAACAGCAAGTCGATGCATTAATCAAAGTACCACTCGATGACTACACCAAAGCCGCTTTATATTCCTTTGCTTTTAATGTGGGAACGACCACATTTGCT